TGGTTTATAAAATAGAAAATCATCTTCTATGTGTATCCAATACTTTGGTTTTAATTCAATCAATTTATCATAAATAATATTCATACTATTTTTATGACCTTTTTCGTCTTCCATTTTAAAATAAAAATCAACAAATGGATACAAATTTAACATTTTTTCTTTATCTAATTTACTTGAATTATCATCTACACAAAACCAATAATCTATTTTATTATAATCATTCCATGTATTAATTAATGAATTTATTGTTTGTTCAAATAATTCAAATCGTTTACATGTTGTAAATGATAGAAATATTTTTATTTCTTCATTGTTATCATCTATATCATCTAGATCATGATCACTATCATTATTTAAATTTTCAATTAAATCAGTAATTCTATTACTATAACTAGTTAAATAATTTTTTACGCAAGAAAATAATAATTCCCATAAATTAAAATAACTTTCATCAATATTAGATTCTTTTTTATATATTAATTCATCTATTTTGTAAAATAATTTAATTAAATTTTCCATAGTATCATTGATAATATTATCTTTATAAAATATTATATTTTTAATAGTTTGATCTATATTACAATTATTTTCAATTAATTTTTTACAACAATAGTAACCACTTTCATTATCATCATTATAAAAAGCACTAATTGAGTTATAATAATATATATTATTATTACATTCAATATTTACAAAAAGTTTTTTTGTATAATCAATATTATCTATGTTATATTTTTTAGTAGAATTATAAATATTATTTACCATAAAATGATTATCTTTTTTATAATAATATTCCATTAAAGAACATTGACATTCTCTTCTCTCATAATCATATTTAATACCTTGACTCCAATAATTAATGGCTTCTTCATAATTTTTTTCAATATAATATAATTGACCTATCATGTAATATGAATAATATTTCTCTTGAATCCAATTATTTAATGTTAATACTTTTTTATACCAATTAATTGCTTTATCATAAATTTTGGCATCTTTATAACTTTGAGCACAATAAAAAGCATATCTATTTTTCATAAAATCATTTGTTTCATTACTGAATTCCTTTTCAAGTATAGTAGCATCTTTCAAATATTTATCGTTATCTAAGCTTCTAGCACCTGTTTTACCTGATTCAATATAATAATCACCTTCTATTACTTTAACATCATTACTAATATTATCAATAGGAGAGAGAAATTCATGTAATACACCTTTATATTTCCATCTTTTACGATTATTTATAAGAACATTTCTATAATATGAAAATTGTAAAGAACCAAAACGAACATTATTTTGATCTGTTAATTCACTTGGAAGATTTATTTTACCATGTATTTTATCATCTGCATCAAAAATTAATAAATAATCTGTTTTATTATAAGCATGTTCTAATGCACGAGTTCTATTGTATCCAAAATCTATCCATTTATCGCAATATAATTCACCATTTATAGATTTTTTATCAAAAAAATTTTGTATAATTTCTTTAGTGTTATCGGTGGAACCAGTATCACTGATAATCCAATAATCTATTTTAAAATTATCTATAATATTATTTAACGTTTTCTCAATAATATGTGATTCATTTTTTACAATCATATTTAAACATAATGTGTATTCTGGCATATATTAAATATAATACTATTTTTTTTATTATATTTAAAATTAAATAAATTAATAAATTTATATAAATTACAAATAATAAAAATTTATTTCATTATAATATATTATATTATATTATAATGGCTTGCACAAGAAAATATTATGATGATGATGAAACTAAAAATAATTTACAGAGAGATACTGGAATTGGAAGATATATGTTAAATTGTCCTGGTAATGGCCCAACACCAGATTATTTCAATGACCCACATATTAGATTACAAAAACAGGCAGCTAATAATTCTTTAAATATAATAGATGTTAATAATTATTTGCGTGGATTAAATAAAAATTTATGTAGAGATTCTAAACAAGATGATTTTTTTGATAAAGCATCATTTATACCAAATAATAATTATCGAATAATAAATAATATTACAGATGAATCTAGAACAACTAATCCAGCTTGGGAATTAAGAGGTTTAGAACAAAATAATATGGCATATTTACATTTCAATCCTCAACAAAAAACAGAGTTGCCTTTTACTAATAATTTAAATACACGAATGTTAGAAAAAGATTATTATACACAATAATTTTAATATTATAATAGATTTTTAATATTAAAATATAAAAAATATAATACCTATTTATATATAATGGCAGAAATAGCGCTTCCAGTATTAGGATTAGGTGCATTATATTTACTATCAAATAAAGAAAGTGATAAAAAAGAAAATTATGAAAATATGGGAAAAAAAAATAATACATTACCAAATACAAATATTCAAAATATGAATTATCCCATGACACAAAGAAAAGTTCAATCTACACCAATAAACAATGATAATGAAAATCATCTTAGAGAATATTTAAATCCAAACCAAACTACCGACCAATTTTTCAACGACAAAGTTTATTTAGAAACAGCTAATCAAAAAAGTAATTCTGGCGTTGGCGATAGTAATGCAGGTGGTGTAAACAGAAACCAAGTATATAGTTTAACTGGTGAACCCATTAATCAAACAAATTTTAAACATAATAATATGGTTCCTTTTTTTGGAAGTAGAATTAGAGGTGCTACAACCAATACTAATGTTAGTGAAAGTATTTTAGATAATATGCAAGGTTCTGGCAGTCAATGGTCTAAAAAAGTGGAACAAGCACCTCTATTTAAACCACAAGATAATATTCAATGGGCTCATGGTATGCCTAATGAAAGTGACTTTATGCAATCAAGACAAATACCTAGCACAAAGATTGCAAATGTTTTACCTTGGGAACAACAAAAGGTTGCTCCAGGATTAGGTTTAGGATTTACAACGGAAGGAGCCGGTGGATTTAATGCTGGAACTTTAGATAGACAAGATTGGTTAGACCGCAATGTTGATGAACTTAGAACTGTAACAAATCCAAAAGTTACATTTAGTTTAAAAGGTCATCAAGGACCAGCTCAAGCTGGAGGAACAACTGGTAGACAAAAAGAAGTAGGCCAAATTGGTAATATAGAAAAAAATAGACCAGATACAGATTATGCTCTTGGTCCAGAAAGATGGTTCACAACAATGGGTTCTGCATATGGACATACGTTAGCTCCAGAACAAATATTACATGATAACAATAGACCAACTACCTCATCGGAACATTTTGGTGTTGCCGGTCATGGTGATGCTTCTTATTTGAAAGGTGAATATAGTGAATCAATTAAACAACAATTGCCACAACATCAATTAAATACCGTTAATGCGGTTGGTAGAGGACCTGCTAATGAAAACGATTTTGGAATAAATGGTTTTAAATTAACACCAAACAATAGAGATATTACTTGCAAATCAAATAAAACAGAAAATATGGGTATGATAAATGGTGCGGTTAAAGCCATGTTTGCTCCTGTATTAGATATATTAAAACCATCTAGAAAAGAAAATTTTATTGGAAATCCTAATCCAAATGGTAATCCAGCATCTTTAGTTCCATCATTGCCAATTACTAATCCAAACGATACACCAAAAACAACTGTTAAAGAAACAACACAAGGAAAATTGGGTCTTCAACATTTGAATGTTAGTAGTGTAGGTGTTCCAGATGGTGGATATTTATCAGCTAATCCATATATTAGAGATCAACAACGTAATACAACTAATTGTGAGAATATTGGTATTGCTGGACCAGTTAGTGGTTCTGATTTTACAAGCGTAGAAGCATACTACAATCAAAGAAATAATGTAAATAAAACAACCGAAGGTAGACCAAATCCAGGTGGAACTGGTATGTTTACAAGCAATCAAAATATTAAAATAGATAGAAATGATGATGATAGAAAAAATTATCAAAATAATAGTGATATTATTATTCCTCTTCATGCAGAAGTTATATCTAATAATATGCCATCTGTAGAAAACTATGGAAAAATATCAATGCCCCATTTAAATAATCAAAATATAAACGCTGAGAGAATGCAACCTGATATATTAAAAGCTTTCAAAAATAATCCGTACGCCCAAAGTTTAACCAGTTATTAAAATTTTATTCAATAACTATTATTCTTTAAATTATAATATAAATATTATATATTATTTATATTTTAATGTTAACATCAATAAGACAATTATATTATAATTGTATTTGGAAAAAAATACATTTAATAAAATTAAAATCTATCATAAGTAATAAAATTATAGAAAGTTGGCGGATTCAAAAATATGAAATTATCATAAATAAAAATAATATTATATCTAATTACTCGATGATAAATAATAACTCTATTATTGACAATATTAATAATATTAATATTTTATTGAATTTAATAAAATATGATTATTTATTAAACAAATATTCAATAAATATTGACTTATTTGTAAATTTAATTAACAATATTACCATTATTTTACATTTTTATCATATTCAATTCGACGAATTATTTGAATATATTATATGTAAATAGTATGACAATTATTTATTTATGATAATTACTAGAATTTCCATATAATGTATGATAATGCATATATTTATCTCGTATTTGTATTTCAAATATACATTTATGATAATATATATTTGTGTGTAAACTTTTATAACCATTTTCCTTTGGATATTTAATATAATCATCTACTTTTTCATTATTATATATTTCAAAATTTTTATGAATAATATCTAATATATAGTATCCTATATGATCCATATCTGTATAATTGTCGGAATTAGGTATATCATATATTATTCTTAATCCATATATATCAATTGGTATTTTTTCTTTATTAATAATATTTTTGAATATTTTACTATATTTTTTTATTCTACTTTCATATATAATTAAAGCTTCTATATTTTGTATTTTATCATCATTTTTTATAGCTTTTTCTATTGATATTTTTGTATTATCAATTAAATTATAATTTCGCAATAATAAATTTTTTGTAATGAAAAAAAATTTAAGAAATTTCATATTCTGATTAATTTTTATAATTAATTAGTATTTATATAATATTCATATATATTTTTAAAGATTTAAAAGTATATAAACTTTTTTATATAATATTAAATGAATGAATCTTTAAATATACATGATAATATTCATAAAAGATTACAAAATTATATAAGTAGTAATAAAATTCCAAATATATTATTTTATGGGGAAAGTGGTTCTGGAAAAAAATCAATTGTTTATTCATTTATAAATAAAATTTATAATAATGATCCTATTTTAATAAAAAATAATACTATTTTTGCTAATTGCTCTCAAGGAAAAGGTATTAAATTTATTAGAGAAGAATTAAAATTTTTTGCAAAAATTATCATTAATAATAATAATGGTATTTTTTTTAAAAGTATAATTCTATTGAATGCTGATAAATTAACAATGGATGCACAGTCTGCATTAAGAAGATGTATTGAATTATTTTCTCATTCAACGCGGTTTTTTCTGATAATAGAAGATAAATATAAATTATTAAAACCTATTTTATCTAGATTTTCAGAAATATTTATACCAATGCCTATTATTAAAAATAAAGAGGTTAATTTATATGATTATACTAATAATATTATAAGCAAAAAAATTAAATATAGAAACAATAAATCAGTTATAGAAAATATTGGAAAAATTATGAATAATATAAAAACTAATGAAGATCTTCTAAATTATAGCAGCTATTTTTATAATAACGCTTATTCTATATATGATATATTAAATTATATAGATAATTGCGATGAGACAATAATTCAAACAGAACAAAAAGTATTGTTATTAATAATAATACAAAAAATTAAGAAAGAATTTAGAAGTGATGAACTATTGTTAATATTTATCTTTAATTTATTTATATTTCGTTCTACTGTTGATTTAGAAAATATAGCATTTATGTAAAGATGGATGATTATAATCTGAGTAGTTTAGAAGAATCAAAAAATGAGTGGTGTTCTAGATTAGTAAGTATATTGACTGGTTCTATTATTACCGGTATTATGTCAATATATAAAGAAGCTTTAAGAATGTGCGATGATAATGATCAACAAGACAAATACTTAATGACATTTCAAAATTTATTGACTCGTGTTCCAGAATGGAACCCTAATATTGTAGAAACTGAAAGAAAAAGAATTGAACATGAAACCAGATGTAAATATCTAGAGGATTTAGTAACATGTGTTCACATTATCCAATTGAAAGCTTTAACATGTATTAGAGTTGGACAAAAACAAAAGAAAATTGATTTAGATATTCCATCTATAGATAAATTTATTCATAAAGTTTACATTAATACAGCCAGAAAATTATATACAAATTCATATTTATTCGAAAAAAATATTCCACCACTTGAAATTCAAAAAAACAATTATCAATTAGAAAGATTAGTAAAAGAATCAATATTAATGACAATTAGAGATAATATTCCTATTGAAGAAATTCTTAGAGTATACATGGATGAAACTGATGAGCAAAATATTGAAGTTACACAACAAGAAGTTATTACTAAAAAATCAAAAGAAGAAGAACATCAACAAGATACTGAAACATTAGAAACCGAAGATAAACATCAAGATAATATTAATGAAAATTCTATAAAACACGAAGTTCAAAAAGAAATTGATCAAAAACACGATAAAATTGATGATACATTAAAAACATTTATAGAAAAAGAATCCAATAATATTAATTTTGAAATTAATCATGATAAAGAAGATAAATCTTTAGAGAATAATAACACTAATAAATTAAACTTCTCAGATATTGATACCGCAATATCCGATAAAGGAGAAGTAGAAAATATTGAAGCACCAAAAACCATTGAGCGATTAAATCAAATATCAATAGAAAACGCAGAAAGAAGAAAACAAGAAGATGAAGATGATAATGAAAAAATAGAATTTGGAGATGATGCTAATATAGAAATTGATGATTTAGACATTAGCGATATTGAAATTATAAGATAATTATGATTTAATTTTATTCGTATTAATATATTATTATGAATAATAATATTAATAAAAAAATCAATTTATTTTTTTCACATGATTGGGGATTAAATAATACTAATCATATTAAAGTTTCTAAGATAGTTAAAGATTTAAAGAATAAAAATTACACTTGTTGGTTAGATGAAGAAAATATGATGGGAAATATAGATGCCGCTATGGCTGATGGTATAGATAATTCTGAAGCAATTATAATATGTATTACAAAAAATTATTGCAATAAAATTAATAATACCTCGAGAAATATGAATAAACGTGATAACTGTTTAAAAGAATGGACATATGCAAATGCGCGAAATAAATTATTAATTCCAATTATTATGGAAAAAGATATGTTAAATATAAATAATTGGCCTCCTGGAATAGTATCAATGTATTTAGGATCTGTATTTTATATAGATTTTACAAATGATATAATAGATAGTTCTATAAATGATTTTGTAAAATTATTAAATAGTTACAAAATATATCCTAATATATTACCAGATATTAATTATAATATATCTAAACTACTATTAGATAATAAAAAGAAACTACCATCAATTAACAGATCTACTCAAGAAAATTTACCTATTATTACAAATAGTAATAATGTAAATATATTCAATTGTCCAGATGACAATCTAGAAGATACACCCCTTCCAACACCAAAAGAAGATGTTATAGAGAAAACCTTGAATATTAAACCCCCTGATACACCGAAATTAAATAAATCATCTATTAAAACTCTATTTGTTAAAAGTAAAACTACAAATTTTACAAATACTTCTTTAGATAAAACATACAAAAATACTCTACCATATATATTACCAAAAAAACAGCGATTAAATAAAACCAATAGTTATATTAGTAATGTTCCATTACTAAGATTTTGCTATCCTAAGAAGGTAACTATATAAAAAATAGATAAATTATTAATATAATCCAATGATTCATTGAAACTATTTTATTTAATTTCTAATATATTATCTTATATTTTTATATACTATGAAATTAAAATTTTTTTATAATTTTTTAATTATCTTATTTATAATTATTATTATATTTAATATTTTTAACTATAAAAGTATAGAAGGTTTTGGAGATAGTTCTTCTTTACCGAATATTATTTCATCAGATAATTTTGACAACTACTTTATGGTTGATACTGGGATTGCAAATTGTTCTAATCAAACAGGATGTCCAACAAATGTAAGTGAATATATTACAAGCCCAGGTATTATAGAATGGAAAAATGGAAAAAGTATAACATTTAGAACAAAAAATCCTGTTTTATCTTCAGGCGAAGGATTTTTAGGTTTCAAATTAAATAGTGTTCCAATGAATAAAAATATATGGAATTCTATTTGGTTGATGGGAAAAAATATGGGTCACAGCACTTGTGGTCCTTGTTTAGAAATTGATATATATGAATTAATGAATCAATGGTGGAATGGAGTTCCAAAAATTAGTTTTCACGATTGGCCATCTGGATTAGGGGCCGAACCTAAAAGTGAACAAGGATGTTTTGGTATTTATTTAAATGGTAGTATTGGAGATGGA